CTGCGTACGGCCATGTTGATTTCATGGTCAATCTCTTCAGGTAAGAGATTGTCAACCTGGAAAGATGCGACTTTTTGCACCCCCAGGTTGACAGCTATATGCATCTCTTGTATTGTCACGCTATTGTCTTCAGTTGAGCTCTCATAGCGTTAACCGCTCCTGAGTTCTTCTTGTTTTTAAAGTAAACTATGGCGTCGGTTTGGTTCTCTCCAATGGTCTCGTCCCCGTATATGTACTGGTTTCCGATTTTACGCAAGACATCCTTGCTAACCATCTCTTCAATCTCTGCCTTAAGGTCGAGATCTTTGTCAGTTGCAAACTTCAAGAACTTGGCTGGGTTGTTTCCTTTGAGTTCGTACAGTTTGTTTTCAATTTCCAAGTCAGTTAGCTTCTCTGGATTAGATCCGTCGCTAAGTAGTCTTACAAGTCTTCTCATTTTGTCAACATCTGTTGAGCACTTGATGAACTCTTTGTCTGCTTCCTTGCTAACTTTTACTTTTGCGTTCTTCTTAAGAAGATCTCGTTCAGGATCGTAGATATAGAACTTTTTTACTGGGTCTTTCTCCATATGTTCTTGACTATCTGCTACCTGTCTATGCTTCTTGCACCACTGAAAGGTGATGTAGTCCATTACGTTGTGCGGGTGACCTGTCTCATCTACTGTAATGTCCAACTCCTTACCTTCAAATGGTACCTTCAGTGCCATACTGGCCCAAAAGTCTTTTTCAAGCCTTGGCCAGGCTTCGTGTGTTGGGGGCACGTCGAGTATTCCTGTCAACAACCTGTGTGCTTCATCTCCTTCTACTCCTCTAAGAGGTTGTCTTCCAACGTAGATGGAGCCAATCGTAATTTTTGCCCCAGCTCTGATCTCTTTTGGGAGATGGTTGAGGACTTCTTTGCGTCTGATTATAACTTTTTTCATGTTCTTTTGAGTTAAGAATAAACTAGTCCTGGCTGCAAATCGGGGAGAGCCGACATTTCAGCTCCCCCCTTTGCAAACCAAACACCAAATTACGATGCAGTGCAAGTCAAGTCGAGCGAAGTATCGAATCTGCGGAGCAGGATACCAGCTGTCTTCAACATGTGCACAGAAGCACCGTCTATATCTGAAGCTCGCGTGTCGGTTTCAGTGAAGCCCTTAGGCACAACTGAACCTGCAACACACCAGCGGAGCATTTCGCGTCCCTTCTTGTTCAACATCTGGAGGTTGTTCTCCCCGTCATAAGATGACTGGTCAACAAACACCATTCTGTATGACTCAAGCGGCAATCCAGACTCAGGGTGCTTCTGAGAAGCCTGAGCAACAGGGCCGTGATCGAACAATGGGACCTTAACCACGTTCACCGTGTGACCATCGACGTGGTCGTACGAGGTGAAGTAACCAGTGATACCCAAGCTACGACCGCTACCAGTGATAAACTTAGACTCAGTAGTTCTGAGGTAAGAGTTTGTAGTAGTACCGACACCGCTAGAGCTAACACCGTTAGCGTAGTAGCTGCGGAGAGCCTTGTCGAACTCACGTGCACCACCAATACCGGTGTACAAAGTCACCTGCTTGTCGGTAGCATCCGTCATGCCGTAGAACAAGTCACCAATCGTGTCCTCCAACTTCTTCTGCGTGAGAGTAGAGTAGGTGTCCTTATTGATGATCTGCTCGAACAAACCAGGACCAGATATAACTGGTTGGCCATTCTCGTCCAACATTCTGTTAGATCCTTTGTCATCATAAGTCTTGTTTCCGTACCAGTAGTACATCTCACACTCTTCCTTAAACTTGAGCATGTGACGGTACTCCTCGTAGTCCATCCACAACTTCGTAGAAGAACCTTCCTTAGTTGGGAGGTTGAACTCTGCTACGTAGTCTTTAGCGTTACCAGAGAAGTGGTAAGACTTACGCACAGTACCAATCTTAGAACGGACCAACCCGGGAGCTGTCCAGTTAGAAGCGTTACCGCGTGAGAAGTCAATACCAACGTTAGCAAACAACATGCCCCAAAGAGCACCTGCTGCACGGTCCTCTGAAGGAATAGCTGTAACGTCTGGAGAAACGATTTGGAGTTCATACTCGTAACCGTTACCAACTGATCTAGGTTCGCTCATAATCCGAGCCAACACACCAGTCTGTGAGACCAAAGTGTATGGGAAAATGAACCACTTGTCAGGGAAGGTCAATCTGAAGGGTGCACCTCCAGTTCCGTCTCCTGTGTTAGCGACAACTGGGCGAACGTTAACTTCATGGGTCTTGACACGATACTCAAATTCAAATCTATTGATTGACTTCGTGTTACCAACCCCTTCAGTCAAGAAGGAAAGAGGAAACTTCTTTTCTTCACGTCCGGCCAAGTGCGTAATGATGGGAGAGAGCTCTTCGGGCTTCTCCATCAAAGCATTAACCAACGAGTTTGTGTCGGTCATCTGCTGGTCATTGTAGTACGTTTTAAGTACCTGCATCAAAGCCATGATTGTTTATTTTAAAAGGTTATGCTTAAAAAAGCGCGTTTATGTCCAGTTGATCTGGATCAAATGATGGTTGTCTACGCTGAGCTTTACGAGCACTCTTGACTCTCTCTTCGTTAGACTGGATACGTTCCCTGAGATTTCTGACACTCTGCGTGCGTGCTTTTGTGTCAATGATATCTCCGAGATCAAATCCGCTATACATGAGATAGTCTATTGCGAGCTTGATGTCGATGTTGGCATCAGCATAGTCTAGGTCTCTTTGAGTATTGCCTTCCTCGTCTACGGGGGCAGAGATGTAATCGAAGAAGTCTTGCTTATCTGAGTCTGGGATCACTATACCTGCAAACTCATTGTCTTCTGAGATGTAGTCTGCTACATCGCCCCAGAAGTTTTCTTGCACCTGCTCTTCGTACGCTTGCGCCTCAAGTTGCTCTTGGTACAAAGCTTCTCTCTGCTGCTCTTGCATTGCAGTAAGTTCTCCTTGTGCTATCAATGCTTTGTTGTACAGCTTACCACCTTCTTCGAAATCGTTGAGCATCTCGAGGATAAACTCATCTTGGTGGCCCATTGCTTTGTAGTACTCACCAAGCATAGCGCGTTGGAGAGTCACATCCTGTTCCCTAAGCTCGATACGGCTGTAGTCTGACTGTGGGTTGTTTGCAGCGTAGAACTCCTGTGGGTCTCCGCCAGCCAACACAAAGTCGAGGTGAGCTTGTATCTCTGGGTACTGGTCAAACAGATCTTGCAGCTGTGCTTCTGCAACTTCTTCAGACATATCTCTGACAAAGCTGGTGAGCCCCTCTACAGTATCGGCATACTCATTTTCTAATTCAAATCCGAGAATATCAGAGATCTTATCTGCGATGGGGAGATCGTCGTATTCGTCTTCGGTGAGTTCGTCTTCAAACTCTTCGTCGTCATCTTCCTCATCATCATATTCGTCCTCTTCGTCGTAGTCGTCTTCTACGGTGTCTTCATCGTCATCGTCATCGTCGTCTTCATCGACATAGTCTTCGAAGTCTTCGTCTCCATATTCTCTAGGGTCTTCGTCGATGATGTCATCATCGTCGTAGTATTCCTCAACGTCTTGAGGCTCCTGTTCGACTGTTTCCAGTCCTGGTGCGCCTTCCCCAACGACACTGTCGAAGGTAATGGCGCTAAAGTCTAGTTTGTTGTTTGGGTCTGACATTACGCAAAAATATTAATGGGTTTGGTTTGTATTTCTGTAAAATTATTTTATACAGTTGCTATTATTATATATCACTTGCGCTTTCTGCGCTTCTTTCGTCTATCTATCATTCCTCCTCTTCTACGTAGTGACTTGAGCGAGTTAAGTCCAAACTCGTAAGCTTTCATATCTTCAAAAGATATGTAGCCTGGAGCGGATTTATCTAAGTTAATTGGTTGGGGTCCTCGTGATGCTCCTGCTCTAGATACCAAAGGTTCAGAGCTGCCTGGGAGTGAAATGTTTAGCCTTCCTTGATCAGCGTGTACATCAAAGCTTTGTCGTATTCTTATAGGTTTCCCGCCCAGCGTTTCAAATACCTCAGTATTGAAGAGTTTATTTTTTGCCCGTTCTGGGAGTTTGTTTATTGCTTTTTTAGCTCTATTAGGAAGTCTGTCCAAGAGTGGAGAGGTTGTTCCTTGTTGAAACGGTTGGAGATCCCAGTCATCAACCATATCTACTCTCATACCCTTATTCATTGGGGTTGTCTCTATTCTGTATCCACCCATCACACCATATAGGTCATCAGTGTATCCTACAGATACACCTTTATTTCCTTTAAGACTTGCTTTACCAGCTGCCAGGTGTTCCCCGAATGGTATCTTAGGTCCATGTTTCCATTCATCTGAGAGAGGTGCTGTCCATTTTCCTCGTGCAATCAAATCTTTCTTTACAGCTTTGGGTATCTGAATGTCTCCCACATTGGACGCTGCAAAGTCAAGTTGGTCAGGGTCTCTTAGCTTAACCTCTCGTCCGCTGACTCCGGAAGGTTTGTATGAACCATACCGTTGTTCTTTTCCAAGACTTAACCGAACTGCATCAATTCTGTTTTCAATTTGATCTCGTTGATTTTTTGGTATTCTATCATACGGCACAATCGGATTTATGCCCCTGCCCCTGTGTGCCCGGAATACGTTTTCTACTTGTTTCTTCTTGCTGAATACACTTTGCAAAGTTTCTTTTGGGCCCAGAGACTTTTTACCGTACCCAAAAGGAACTTTAGAGTAGGTCAACCCAAATCTAGCGGGGGCTCTAAACAGTCCTAGGGCACCCTTTCCCGTCATAAATGCACCTGCAGGATCAAATGCTATATCTGCTGCTACTGCTTTAGCCCCAGTTAGGCCTAGTGTTGTAGATGGGGAGTAGTTGTCTTGTTTTATACCTCTGGCTGCATCTGTGTAGGCAAACGGGTTTGTATTTATTTTCTTTCCTGTAGCAGCATTGAGGAGTGCGCCTGTAGTAACTCTACCCGGCCATGACATTGCATCTGTAGCTACGTTTATCATGTTGTTGCCTGCAGTATTGATGTCTTCTCTTACCCCAGACTCAAACTTTTTTCGCTTAGACTTATCTGTCTTGGCGTAGTCTCCTACAATGCCTGACCCTGTTCTTTTAACAGCGTCTTCTACAGAGTCTAATCCTTTCCTGTCTTTCTTTGCTACTACCTCTGCTGTCCCTAACAAGACGGGCATTTGAGTGCCGTCTTCAAACGTCATGATTCTGGTGCCTGGAACTGTATTCTTATCCAGCTTGTGTTTTTCTGACCACGTCAAGGATACTTTTTGCTTCTCCTCTTTATTATCGTCCTTAGCCCCACCAGTCTGCATCTTTTTTACTTCTCCCCCTTTTTGATACGTAGCTGGGGTTTCTATCACGGTACCGTGATTTGGTCCCGTAGGCAAGTTGGTTATGCCGGGGGGTACATTCTCGTATGACTGTATCAGATGTCCCTGCTCATCTACTTTCTTAATGTTGATAGGTGCTTTCATACCTATCGTATTGAACGGGGTATTAGGAGGGACGTCAGGGAAGACCATAGTTTGATTGAACTCCCCGGCTTTGTGGTAGGGCCTCAGCCCTTCTTTCTGTTGTTCAGGCGTTTCTGCAACCAGCGGCTTAGCCTGTTCTTGTTGCTGTCTATGTTCAGCCAACAAATCGGTACCCTGAGCGTAGGCCTTGTATACGTCAAGTATAGAGCCCTCCATACCGGATGCTCTAAACTCCTCTAGCAATCTCCTACGATCAGCGTTTGTCATTCTCCGTCAGGTCTTAGGTCACCCTCTTTGTTAAGGGCTTGCTGCTTAAGATCTAGCTCTCTCTGCTTTATCTCAAAGTTCTGCTGCATCTTGGCCATGTCAATGTTCAGCCTATCCTGATTGTCTGAAGCTTCAGCTTTGATAAGCGCCAACTCGATCTGCAACTGTCTGTCCTTCTCTTTGTCGACAGCCTGCTGCTGTATCTGCATCTGCTGAGTCTTCTGCTGTTCAACTTGAGCTTGCTGTTGAGCTTGCTGTTGTTGTTGCTCCAACTCTTTCTGTGCTTTCTCAGCTTTCTTGATCTTATCCTTGATGCCTGCGTAGTTCTCAGTATCGAACAGGTCAAGTACTGCAGAAGCTGGTACCCCGTTCTGAATCATAGATTGAGACAACATCTTAGCTTGTTCAAGCTTGTCTTGGTCTCTACCTGCATCAGACACGAAGATGCCGTACTCTGTCTCCATGTGTTGCATAGAGTCGATGTCGATCATTTCAGTAGTCATGTCAGGCATAACGTACATGGCCTTTTTACCTGAGAGCCAGGCTTCTTTCGAGTAATCGATCAAGCCTTGCAACTCACGTTGTTCAAAGCGTGCATACTTACGGAAGATGTCTTCGGTGATATGCGATGACTGTACGATTGCCTGCTGTGATGTAGCCTTGCCTTCGTACGGCCCGATACCACCTTGTCTTTGTCTGTTGACTCCTGATATCTTCTCCCACTCCTGCATGATGGACTCGAGAAGATTGAGATACTGGTCGATTGTCTTGATAGACATGTCAAGTACAGACTGGTGCTGCGGTGACAGCTGTATCCCTTCTTTGTTGTAATCTACCCACGCGATACCTGTACCTTCTACGAAGTACATGAACTTATCCATGTCCCACTTCTTGGGTATCATGTTGATGTCAAACTGGGCTATGATGTCTTTTGATCTTGCGATCGCCAACTCCATTCTATACTTAAAGATGTTGTAGTTGAGCTGGAATGGGACACCCAGTGATACAATTGATATGTTGTCAGCGTTGATGTCTGAGTACTTTCGTCCATTGACTGGTAGTTTGCAGAGTGATGGGTTGTCAAGTGATGTACGTTGGTTGGAGATGGGGTTCATCTTGATGTAGAAGTCCCCGTCTATACGCGTGCCTTCCCACACCTCATTGACCCACTCGTATTTAATCTTAGCTCCTTGTTCTTTTAGTTCTTGCGGGATACGGAATCCGTCCTCAACCTGCATCTCTTCGATGACTCCTGTGACTTTGTCTTTGTAAGACAAGAACCCAATGCGCTTGCGTGACTTCCAGTATACAGTAACTACTTCGATAAGTCTGTTTCTATAGATGTTGTCATCTGACCCTGTAGCCTCTGATCTGTACAACAAGTAAGACTCAGTAGACTGCTGCTTTGGGTTCTCCAACTGCAACACCTGTTCAGGCGTGAGATACGGGCTGAACATGTCCACTGCGCTTGATGCGTGCACAAACTTTCTGATGATGGCCCAGTCCCCGTCCTCCACGAACTCAATGTCTGGGTCTTTATCGAAGTCTATATCAAGAGGGTTAAGTATCTCGTAGAATGGTTCTGCATTACGCACGCCTTTGTGCGAGTACACCTCACCCGTCACCAGGTAGTGGAAGAACCCTTTCTGGAACTTGTCGTATATCTCCTGATGCTGCATGATGTAGTTCAACGCAGCCTGTCCTTTGATGGCTCTGTTGTCTACGTATGTACGCTCGAACTGCTCCAGTACTTCTTCTGGGAGTGGGATCTCTTCGGGGTTGCCTACAAGGTCTGAGTTTCTAGCCAGTTCATTCAAGAACATCTTCTGAACCTGAGTAAACAATGCTTGCTTCTTAGCCTCTTCTTTGCGAGTGACTGCATCTGCATTGGCTATGATAACGCTGTAGTTCAGAGGTCTCTTGGACTTCTCCCCCAGCAGCAGGTCAATGATGGGCTTGATGATTGGGTAGTTGCGCAGCTTTGATGGGAAGTTGCTTCTCGTTTTCCCGTACGGCTTAAGCACATACTTGTAGTCATCGTCATCGATGTTACCGTTGTAGTATTCATACAAGGCTTTCAGTCTGGAGCGGCGCTCTGACAGACCAAACTTAGACATATCTATGTAGGCTTCAACGCATTCCTCTGCCCACTTCTTCGTCTTCTTTGACCTCGGGATACGCTGTTGCGGTATTTTATGGGTACCGTACATCTGGCTAAAATTACTTATAAATACGGTCGAACCAGTCGTCCGTAGATCTATCGGATAGAATTTCGGTTACCTCTCTATTATATAACTCTCGCGTGTGGTACATACCCACCATGAAAGCCATTACCCTATCGAAGTTTCCTCTGTGGTTAAATTTAATCAATTCTTGGAGAAGTCCGGGATCGTATATCTTATGCAAGTTAAGTGTTACGTTACCGTCTTCATCTGTGTGTCTTGGTGTCACCAACCAGTCTCTGATGTACAACTCTCCTTGCCGCTTCCGCTGCTCGGTCATGTGCATCCCGTACTGGCGTCTTACATTTCTGGATCGCAGTTCTCGCTTGTCCAGCATTTCAAATTCTTCTTGTAGCTTATGTAGTTTGCGATATCTCTTCGCGTAAGCAATGAGCTCTCCACGGTCGTTCTCGAACCCGATTTTTGCGTTGTAGTACTCCGCCAGCATAAATAGATTGCGGTTGTACTCATCCTGTGTTTGTGGTCTCCCGACATAGCTTGCTACTATTATATCATCCGGCTTGGATAGATTGTTTGGTCTCTTGATGACGTATGCAGCCCCAAGCGATTCATTGCTCGTAGACTTTGACTGAGCATAAGGGTCATGGCAGATAAGATACAAATTGTGAGGCACTTCTTTTTCGTTCGTTAGGTAGGGTGCTTCGTATACCACTACCGCCCCCTCTGTCTTATCCCCTTTTCTGTGTGGGAACTTGTAGACTGGTTGGACATCTCCAGATGGTCGGAACGATGCCTTCCCGTCTTTGTCGTAGTACATTACTCCTGCTGTCCCCTCAGTCTGTAGGCCATGAGCTTTAACCTTGTTATACTGCTCTTTAAGACTGTTGACATCAAAAAGATTTGCTGTGACTTGTAGCGTCGCTTCTTGAGGGGTGAATGGGTGCTCCGCGACGTACTGGTCAAGCGCCTTTGGGTCATTAGCTCCCTTCTTCTTCTCCCTTTGTATCTCTTCATGTTTCTTGGCTTCTTCTATCATAGAGTTACCGTTCTCATCTATGAACCCGTCTAGGTTTTGGTAGATTGGGACAAAGTATCCGCAGACAGTTCCCATAGCTCCTGCATCCCACTCGTTGTCAAATGCCATGCAATCATACGACTCAGGGTGGTAGAACAATTCCTCCATACCCTCGAACCCAGAGCCCTCTTCACCACCCGTACCGAATGCTATCATGGTACCCAGTGTCTTTGAGCCCTGACGCATTGTAGGCATAGCCACTTCCCAAGCTTTCAGCAGTCCTCCGAATGAACCTGCCTCCTCAAAGAAAATCAGATCACCTGCTTTACCACGGACTTTGTCTGGGTTATCCTTCAACGATACCCCTATGATTTGGGACTTCATCCCAAGTTCAACATCTGCCCCGTTTACGTTCTTCTTGTACCCGGATTGTTTGTGCATCTCACGGTCACGCAGGCGAGGTTGCGTCCATGCCGTGTTGTCGTCTATGAATGACAGGAAGTCCCAAGCTTTGCTGAGCAGTCCATCCCCGATCAGGTACTCTTTCTGCGAGGCGAACACATAGTTCTTGGAGTTACGCATCAGGAAGTAGTTCCTGGCTAGCATAGCCCCAGCTTTGTACGAGAAACCTTTACGTCTTGCTTTCAAGACGACCATATGCCTGTTTGTTTTTCTGCACTCGTCTACCGCAGTGAAGTACTGGTGGTCTCCGTCGTAGAAGGCAGGAAATGTTCTGTCTCTTCGGGCGATCTTTGTACCATCTGCCAGGAACTCGTCTACGACTCGGTCTATAGGGCAGAAGTTTAGGTAGAAATAGTGATACCCCGTTATGTCTAAATATCCCTGCGTGCATCTCTCTTTCTGCTCGTCCCAGTAGTCGTAGTACTCTCGCGTGCCCGGCAACGCATCGGTGTAGAACCCGAAGTCTAGGTAGTGCTGAGCAGCAGGTGAGTATTTACTGGAGTTTTTGAACATACGTTTTTATTTTGCTCCAACCCATAGCAGTTTCAGACTGCAACTCTAGTTCGCTAACTGATAGAGCTATGTAGTCTTTGTTAAGCTTAGCTTGTTCGTTAAGCATCACGCCTCTTCGGTACTTGCTGGAACTCCATATATATATCACATGTATCTTTCTTTCTTTGATGTGGTCCAGTTGTTTGATGGCTATGTCCTTCTGTATCACTGGATTAACAAAGACAGACTTAGACCTCAGAAGAGCGCAGTCATAGTAGCAAGCTGACAGTTCTCTGACATGCAGGGGTTTGCGCGAACACTTCACTCCCAGGTCACTTATAAAAGCTTTCACTTTCTTCTTGAGCTGATTGGATGCTCCTACGATTGCTATCTTCATTGTGAGTACTTGTTAGTTATCACTCCTCCTCTGTTGGGGTTGTCCTTTTGTTCGTGTTTCTTGACTATGGCTTCCAGTTCTTCCAAACCGTTTACGACTTTACCCATGTTTGCCAAGTTGGCTATCAGGTCTTTGGCGTGGTAGATTGGTTTGCCGTGGTCATCTAAAACGTTCAAGTTAATTGTGGCAAAGTACCTCTCCAGTTTAGTTACCGAACTACGTGCAGATTTAAGTAGCTTGATAGCTGAGGTTTCTGATAGTTCCTTATATTTATCTATTGCCCCCATCACTTTTGGGGTGAACTTAACCTTGAGATCCTTACCTATTTTAGTTTGTCTCTCTTCTTCCTCATACACAGCGTAGGGGGAGCGGTGGTCCGTGTAGAAGTATACAGCGCCCAGCTCCTGCCCTTTCAGACTCTTGAATTCGTCGATGGTCAGTGCGTACGCGCTTGGGATAACTACGTTGTTACTAACAGTTATCAAGTCTCTCATGGGTAGGTTTCTTGAGTGCCATCGAACTCCTCTCTGTAAACCACTACGACTGTTAAATTCAGATCCGTCTCGTTCAGGTTTGGTGAAGTGGTTTCGCCGTAATATGAACTGCCGTCGCCCTCAGGACCCAGGTCCCAGGACCCAGCTTGCACCGCTGTATTTCTCTTCACCTCGCCTGCCTGCAGGTTGTAGAATGGTGGGTCTGCATACGTATCAGCTATAGTGAAGACTATAGACTTACCTGTCATTATCTCCTCCCACATCTTTATTATAGAACCCCAGGCCCCACCCTGAACGTCCTCGAAGCGGATTTTAACTACGTCTATTTCGTTTGTAGCATTTGTTCCGCTACCTCCACCACCTTCTTGGCGCAGCATAGTACCAAAATATATTTCTACATAGTTCCCAGATACTCTACGTATACCTCTGA